TCAGATTCAGATATAAATCAAAACCAAATACCTAGAGGTGGTCTTATTGTTTCTCTTGGTTCTACAGAGGGTTTAGGATATGCTCCATTGCACGGTGCTAAAGTAAGGGCAGAGAAAAATAGTGATGGGGAATTAACAGGTATTGTAGGTATTGGGACATCATCAGGATTTAATATAGGTATTCAAACTGCTGAATATGATAATAATACTGGAATAATAACTGTAACTACAAATGATGTTCATGGATTTGGATTAGATAGACCTACTTCGGTTAAATTAAAGGGATTAGAATTTAAATGTCCTAAGACTGTAGTTGGACAACCTACAAATGCTACTTACGACGGTGTAACTGGTATCTCTACAATAACAATTGCAAATCATGGGTTAGTAAATGGTGATGCTGTAGTTCTTGAAACAGATTCAATCGGGTTCACATGTACATTAGACGGTAATGTATCAACCAAATACTATCCAAGAGCAACTGACCCTGCTGCAAATCAATATTTAACAGTAAGTAACGTCACTACAAATACATTTAGAGTAAATGTTGGTGCATCTAATCCAGGTGATGTTTACCCTCATACCTTTGTTTCAGCAACTGCTACAGCAGTTCAAACAATTGGTGGTGGTGGATATGTTGGAGTTACAACAACTATTTTCCAAGACCACGAAAGACCATTATTTGTTGTTGGTATTGTATCTGAGAGAAGTTTTGAGGTGATAGCAGGTGCCAGCACCATACCACATACTTATCAAGGCGGTGGTCATGTATATGAATTCTATGAAGATTTAACATTTGGTTCTGGTTATCGTGGTGGTAGTGTTGCGATTGGAGTCACTGACATTGCATATGAACATAAATTCGTAAGTGCTGGTATTGGGTCAATTAAAAAAGGAACTTTTGCTGGAGATGCATTTACTGCAACTGATGCACTTTATGAATCACATTCAGGACAACTAATTCTTACAATACCAAATCATACTTTAACAACAAGTGATACAGTTGGTATTGATACTGGTGGTTTAGTATTCAAGTGTTCAAAAGACAATTTCTTCTCAGATCATCCATATCCTCGTGCAGTATCTAAAACAAGTTTCCCCAACTCTGATCCTATCGCTGGTATACAAACTGCAATAACAGAGACCACAACAAATACAATCACCATTAATGTTGGTTCTGGTGGTGGAGGTGGAACTGGTGCCACTGTAGAGGCGATAGTGGGTGTAGGAGGCACACTTTCATTTACAATAACTAATCCTGGTACTGGATATGTTAATCCACAAATCAATATACCTGAACCAGTCTATGAGAATCTTGAAGTTGAGGGTATATCAAGACTAGGAGTTGGTTCAACTACAGATACTGGATTAAATCTATTATTAAATGTTGGAGTTAGTGCTGCATCAACGAGTGTTGGAATTGGATCAACATTATTCACAATAAAAGATTTTGAAATTGCAAGAGCAGGACACTCATTCAAAAAAGGAGATAAATTTAAACCTGTAGGTTTAGTAACTGCTGCTCATTTATCAGCACCAATACAAGAATTTGAATTAGAGGTATTGGAAATATTCAATGACAAGTTCTCTGCTTGGCAGTTTGGTGAAATTGATGCGATTGATAGTATTAAAATACTACAAGATGGTATAAGAACAAGATTCCCATTATTCTTTAATGGCGAACTATTAAGTTTTGAAAAAGTATTAACCGATCCTCGTTCTGCTTTAATAGACTTAGATGCTGTATTACTTATTTTTATAAATGGTGTATTACAGAAACCTGGCGAAGCATATCAATTCCAAGGTGGAACAACATTTACGTTCACAGAACCACCTAGCGGTGAATCAGGTCCTGGTCTTAATGATAATGATAAAGTAGATATTTACTTCTATAAAGGAATTGACGGAATAGATGTTCAACTTGAAAATGTCTCTGAGACAATAAAAGTAGGTGATGATTTAAGAGTTTTTGCAAATCAAAACTTACTTGGAATAACTACATCACAACAAAGTGAAAGAATAGTAAAAGAAATTCTTAACACAGACATACTTGATACTGACATTTATACAGGACTTGGCATTGATGAAATAAATGAAAAACCAGTAAGATGGACTAAGCAAAAAACTGATTTTATAATTAATGGTGAAGTAATTAATAAATCTAGATCTATATTAGAACCTCAAATTTATCCTACATCAAAAATAATTGGTGATTTATCTGTTATATCTGGAAAAGGAACTGATACAAATGACGGAATATTCGTTGATGATGCTGTTTCATTATTCTATGAGAATAAGTATTCTGGAATTACAGTTGACTCTGTTGATGCTTTAATTACTTCAGGTGAGGTAAATGAGGGTGCAACTGTAACTGCTAATATAACCTCTGGATCTTTGACTGGATTTACAATCACAAATGCTGGATCTGGATATGAAGATGGTACATTTGATTTAAACATAACTGAACCATTAGGTGCTGGTCTTACAACTGCTGATAGTCTTGGTATAAGCACAGCAACTGCAACAGCAACCTTTAGTGGAGGTTCACTTGTAAGTACAAATGTAACTGATGCAGGATCTGGATTTATCGATCCACCTACAGCGATAATTCCATTACCTAAATTTAAAACAGAAAAAGTTACTGGATTATCTAATTTCCAAGGTTATACTGGAATTATAACTGGTATTACTCAAACTACTAGAAGTGGTGGAGGTCCAGCACTTAGATTTGATTATCATGCAGTTGTTAAAAATAGTGATGGTCAATTAATAAATGCTACAGCAAATACATTACAAGTAGGGTATCCAATTCTAATTACTGATACAAAAGTAGGAAATGGACTTACATCAGTAGAACCTGGTAATTCATCAGTCGTTGGCATTGGAACAACTTTCCTCGATAATGTTTATGTTGTTCATTCTATAACAACTAATGGTTCAAAAGGAACTATAATATGTCACGTACATACTAATAGTGCTGGTTCTATCAGTGGTATCAGCACTCAAGGACTATACGAAGGCGTTACTGGTACTGCAGTTCCTATAGGCAAATTAAGTTGGGGTAGACTGTATGGTAATGATGTTGCACGTTCAAATAACCCAATTTCCATTGGTGTTACTGGTTTGACTGTAAATTCTGGACTTACAACTTTCCCAACGATACAAAGAAAGAGTTATGATAATCTTGGAGAAAGAGGTCATAGAAATAGTGGTTCAATAAGAGCTATTATAGCTTGATGCAGAAACCACTATAAATAGAAAGAAAAGTATAGATACGATGTCAGCAATTGTTACTGATCAATTTAGAATTTTAAATGCAAATAATTTTGTAGCGTCAGTAGAAGATACAAATAATTCATATTATGTGTTTTTGGGATTAGCGAATCCTACTGGTGCAGAAACTTTAGTGGGATTTGGTAGATCAAGTGATTGGAATACAGCCACCCCCGCACCAACGGATAGTTTTGCCTATCAAAGGCATAGTAGTGATACAATGATGTTCGGTAAAAAAGTATCATCTGCTAATATTAGAAGACTTATTAGAAGAGTAGATTGGGTATCTGGTAATAGATATGAGATTTATAGGGATGATTATAGTCCTAAGAATCAAAGTCCTTTAACAAAATCTAATAGATTATATGATGCAAATTATTATGTAATGAACTCCGATTTCAAAGTTTATATTTGTATTGACAATGGTTCTTCAGGTATTAATCCATTAGGTAATGTATCACAAGATGAACCAACATTTACCGATCTTGAACCATCAAAAGCAGGTAATAGTGGTGATGGGTATAAATGGAAATACTTATTTACAGTATCTCCTAGTGATATTATTAAATTTGATTCAACAGAGTTTATTACTGTACCAAATGATTGGTCATCATCTACTGATTCTCAAATTAGAACAGTAAGAGAAAATGGAAACTCTAATGTAAATTTAAATCAAATAAAACACGTTTACATTGAAAATGGTGGTACAAACTATGCAAATGATTTATCTCAAGAGGTAAATATAGTTGGTGATGGAACAGGTGCAAAAGCGAGAGTAGATGTTGTTGGTGGAACTATCACGAATGTAACTGTAAGTTCTGGTGGAAAAGGTTATACTTATGGTATTGTTGATTTAGCGGGTTTGGATTCAAATGTTCCATCAAATGGAAAAGCAAAGTTAATACCTATAATACCTCCTGCAAGAGGTCATGGGGATGATATTTACACTGAGTTAGGGACTGATAAGGTTATAATTTATTCTCGTTTTGACGATTCTACCAAAGATTTTCCTAGTGATACTACATTTGCACAAGTTGGTATTGTCAAAAATCCAACTAAATCTGGAACTGATACAGTTTATAGCGATGATACATTCTCATCACTACAGGCAGTAAAGTTTGAAAGTGTGACAGGAACTCCACAAGTTGGTGAAAAAATAACACAATTATTAACCGTGAGTCCAAATGCAGGAAAAATTGCTAAAGGATTTGTTGCATCTTATGACAAGGATACTAAAGTTTTAAAATACTTTAGAGATAGATCACTTTATTTCAATAATACAACATATGACCAAACAGATTATGTTGGAATTACCACATCAGGTGTTATATATCAATTTGAAAGTGCAAGTCAGGATAACGATATAAAAGGAACTACTTCTGGATTCTCAGGTGGTATTATGAATTCATTTTCAGGAATAACTACTAATCCAACTGGAAATAAATTAATAAATCTTGGAACAAGATTTCAGGCAGGGTTATCTGATTCTGAGATAAATAAAGGGTCGGGACAAATAATTTATCTAGATAATAGACCAGAAATTGTGAGGAGCACTCGACAAAAAGAGGACATTAAAATCATACTAGAGTTCTAAAATGCCACAAAAGACAAATTTAAATATAAGTCCTTATTATGACGACTTTGATAAGGCGAAAAATTTTTATAAAGTTCTTTTCAAACCTGGAAGTCCAGTACAGGCAAGAGAATTAACTGGTTTACAATCAATATTACAAAATCAGGTTGAATCATTTGGAAAACATGTTTTCAAAGAAGGTTCGATGGTCATACCAGGTGGCATTGAGTATGATACATCTTATTTTTCTTGTAAAATTAATCCAAATCATCTCGGTTTAGATGTTTCAATATACTTAGATAGTTTAATTGCAAAAAATAATGGTAAAGGTGTAAGAGTAAGAGGTCAAAATTCTGGTATTGTTGCAACTATAAAAAATTATGTTCTACCACCAAACGAAGGTGTTACTGAACCAACTATTTTTGTAAAATATAATGAGTCTGGAACTGATACTTTAAGCACACTTTTCCCAGACGGTGAGGTTTTAATTTTAGAGGAGAGTGTAACCTATGGAAATACTACTTTAAACGCTGGTGAAACCATATTAACTCTATCTCTAGAAAATGCTTCCACAACTGGTTCTGCTTTTGGAGTGAATGAGGGTGTATACTTTATTCGTGGAACTTTTGTTGATGTGTCAACATCTTTGATAATATTAGACCCATATAACAATAATCCATCATATAGAGTTGGATTTGATATAATTGAAGAAGTCGTAAATGCTAATGATGATTCATCTCTATTTGATAATGCAAAGGGATTTACAAATTTTGCTGCACCAGGTGCTGATAGATTTAAAATAACACTCAAATTAGCTAAAAAATCTATAAATGATTTTAATGATACTTCCTTCGTTGAATTATTCAAGGTTGATCAAGGTGTAACTAAGAAGTTACAAGATGATTCAGTATACTCGCAGATTAAAAAATATTTTGCTAAAAGAACTTTTGATGAGTCTGGAAACTATGCAGTTGAACCATTTCGTGTTAATTTACAAAATTCATTAAATGATGAAATTGAATCAAATGGATTATATAATGAAGATCAGTTAACTGATGATGGTAATAAACCCTCTGAGGACACTATGTGTGTCAAATTATCACCAGGTAAAGCATATGTGAAGGGATATGATGTATATTTAAATGGCACAACTGTTATAGATGTTGATAAACCAAGAGATGTTAAAGAGGTGCCCTCTGCATCTGTACCATTTAGTATGGGTAGTTTACTTCGAGTAAATAATGTTCAGGGAACACCATATATTAATTTGGGTGGAAATAATACAAACATAATTGGACTTTATAATCAAAGGAGAAGTGGTTCAACATCTTTACCTACTGGATTAAAAATAGGAGAGGCAAGAGTATATTCTTTTGGAGTTTCAGATTCAGCATATGAAAATGCTTCATCTGAATTTGATTTACATTTATATGATATTCAAACATATACTACTCTTAAAATAACAAATTTAGTAGGTTCACAACCTAAAGGCACTAGAGTTAGAGGATTATCTAGCGGTGCCATAGGTTATCTGGCAGAAATTTCTGGAACAAGTGCATCAGATGAAATTAATGTATCTGAGACTACTGGTACATTCATTGTTGGAGAGCAATTAATTTACAATGAAAAAACTACAGATACAAAATCTTCAGTTGTTAAGATAAATGCATATAATGTATTTGATATTAAATCTGTTTTCCAAGATATTAGTACGATAAGTGGTAGTGGTCTAGTATCTGATTTTATAGCAGATTCAGTTCTTTATGATCGTGTATTGCCAGGTTTTTCACCATCAGATCAATTATCAGTCACTGCAACAGGTGGTGCCACTAATACTGCCACTGTAGCAGGTCGTAATTTTGCAGGTAAAGTAGGACTTACTACAGATTCAGTTATATCTTATAATTCAAATGATTTTACGGATCCTGTTTATAATCGTGTAACAGATATAACTAACAGTGGAAAAACACTTACATTAGTCGAAGTCCCTGATGTTACTGATGTTAATGAGGGAGATACTATAACTAGTGGCACAACTTCAGGTGCTTTTAGAGTTAGAGTTCCTTTAATATCAAATATTGATGATGCTGGATTATATACTAGATTACCTAGAAGAAATATTTCAAATTTAAATTCTTCTAATTCTAATTTAATAATCACTACTCAAATTACAGGTAAAACTTCAAGTGGTAATACACTATCATTAACAAGTCAGGATGCTTTAGATGCAAGTGCAGGTATTACAAGTGCATTTTTTGAACCATTTGATGCTGAAAAATATACAATAACATATAATAATGGATTAATCGAACCTCTATCAGCAGACAAGGTGAGTATCACAAATAATGGTAATGATATTATATTTACAGGATTGGAATTCAACCTTCCTTGCACAGTAAATGTAACACTTAAAAAAGTTGGTGTTACAAGCAAATCAAAGAATTATATTAGAAGTAAGCAATTAGAAATTACAAGAACGACGGGTGCATCAGCAGATTCTAGTTTAACAAAGAGTGATTCATATGGATTGAGAATTGAAGATGAAGAGATTTCACTAAATGTGCCAGATGTAAATAAAATAATTGGAATTTATGAATCAAAAAGTACATCTAAACCAGTTTATGATAAATTAAAATTTGTATCTGGACTGGATTTAGATACTGTGTCAGTTGTTGGAGAAAAAATAATTGGTCAAGAAAGTAGAGCAGTAGGTCAAATTGTAGAAAGAACCGCAACTGATGTAAGTTTTGTTTACTTAAATGCAAATAGATTCACTGTTGGTGAAAGTATTAAATTTAATGAATCATCTATAATTTCAACTGTTTTTGAAGTGGTGAACGGAAACTATGTCGATAGAACTGATAACTACCTATTAGATAAAGGACATACTAAACAAATATCTGATTATTCAAGAATTGTACGAAAAGAAACTTCTGCTATTCCTGCAAAACGATTATTGGTTATATTTGACCAGTATGAAGTACCATCAGGAAATAAAGGTGATTTATTTACAGTAAATTCATTCACCTCTGATAGATATTCAAAAGATATAGCATACGTAACAGGAGATAGAGCAACTGATATTTTAGATTCAAGACCAAGAGTAAAAGAATTTAATCCAGCAACAAGCGGTTCACCATTCTCTTTTGCTAATCGTGAATTTGAAGAAACTAATCCATTTGTAATTACACCAAATGAAAGTTCTATTCTTGGATATAGTTTCTATCTTCCACGTATTGATAGACTTGTTATTGATGAATATGAACAGGTAAAATTAATTAAAGGAGAATCAGCAGAATCTCCTGTTCCCCCAACTGAAGTTGGTAATGCAATGGAAATTGCTCAGATTACTTTGCCTCCATATTTGTATGATGTTGTTCAAGAACCTCAAATAAGAATGTTTGATAATCGTCGTTTTACGATGAGAGATATTGGTGCTTTAGAAAAAAGAATTGCAAATTTAGAAGAATTCACATCATTAAGTGCACTAGAATTAGATACAAAAACTCTAGAAGTTAAAGATGCTGATGGTCTCAACAGATTCAAAACAGGTTTTGTAGTTAACAATTTTAAAAATAGAAGTTTCATTGATTTCAGTAATGATGGAGGTTCTAGATGTGATGTTAATGTAGAAACTAGAGAATTGATAAGTGCAGTTGATTTCTGGTCTATGAGAGCAGAACTTGCACTAAATCCAAATATTGATCTTGCATCTGCTGATTTAAACTCTAATTTACAATTACTTGATACAAACTGCAAAAAAACAGGCGATTTAATAACTCTTGACTATACTGAGATTGATTGGATTAATCAACCACAAGCAACAAGAGTAGAAAATGTAAACCCATTTAATGTTATCACATTTGCAGGTGGAATTCTTTTAGATCCACCATCAGATAATTGGTCAAGAACCGTTTATTTGGATAATTATAGAGTTGAATCAACAGGTAATACTTGGGCTGAACAAGCAAATGTTATTAATACAACAGTTGTAAATGAAGATATAAACAACGTACAAAAAGTTACTGATCAGTATCCTTGGTTAAGAGTTGATACTGTACAAGTAAATAAACAAACATTAAAAGATGAAAGACAATTTACTAATTATTTGGTAGGTGAAGCAGAGGAAAGAGATTACGTAGAAAGTGCAAAAATTGATAGTAAAGTAGATCCTTATATGAGATCTCGAAATGTATATTTTTCAGCAAATGGTCTTAAACCATCTACAAAACATTTTCATTATCTTGATAGTCAATCACCTGATATCGTTCCAAAATTAATTGAAATTGAAATGATTTCTGGTTCATTTTCTGTCTTTGAAGATGCAAGAATTGAATTAGTCAGTTTAGGTGATGACCCACAAATAGGATATGTTAGAATACAGAAACCAAATCATAAATTTGGTGATACTTCAAGACCAGATGTTGGTGCTGGATTAGGATCTCCCTCTGTATTAGTTGAAGAATATACTGTTGATCCTTATGATTCTTCAAGACCTGCACCCTCAAATACATATTCTGCAACATCAAAATTACTTAATATTGATGTAAGTTCATTGGCAACTGAAGAAAAATACTTCGGGTATGCAGTAAAAGGTGCAATGGTAATTGGTGAAACCAGTGGTGCGGTTGCAAAAATTACTAGTATAGATTTAGTATCCGACAACTGGGGAGATATAATTGGTTCATTCTTCTTTAGAGATGCAAATAAAACTCCTAGACCACCAAAAACATTTAGATCTGGTGCAAAAACTTTTAGAGTAACTGCTGCTGCCGAGGGTGCAATACAATTAACAGGTTCTACATCACTCGCTAGTGACGCTTCAGGAGTGTTTACAGGCACTGGGGTTATCATTACACAAACTAATAATAATGTGCAGATTAGGAACCCTGCAGCACCCCCACAGAGAGCTAATTCATTTACTGAAAGAATAAACGTAAAAGAAACTATTATAGATACAAAATTTGTTAAAGCACCTCATAGAGACCCATTAGCTCAATCATTTAGAGTTGATGAAACAGGAGCGTTCTTAACTTCATTTGATGTATACTTTGCTTCTAAGGATCCAAATGCTAAAGTATTTGTAGAACTTAGACATATGGAACTTGGTACACCAACAGAATTCCTTGTTCAAAATTATACTCAAGTAGCTTTAAATCCAAATCAAGTTAACGTATCTGATGATGCGTCAGTTCCAACTACAATTAGTTTCCCATCTCCTGTTTATTTGGAACCAGATAAAGAATATGCAATTGTATTCTTATCACCTGCATCAGACTTGTATGAAATGTGGGTGGCTCGTATGGGTGAAAGAACAGTGAGACCGACTACTCTTCCTGATGTAGAAGATGTTGTAGTATCAAAACAGTACATAGGTGGTAGTTTATTTAAATCTCAAAATGGAACAATATGGACACCAAGTCAATATGAAGATTTAACGTTCAAGTTACGTAAAGCATCTTTTGTGGAATCTGGAACTACTACATTCTATAATACACCAATTAATCCAGGTAATTTAAATTGTCAAAAACTATCTACTAATCCTATTCGTTCTCTACCAAGAAAACTCAAAATTGGTATTTCAGGAAATGACTGTATTGATGCGAATCTAGGTATTGGTGATAAGATTACAATGGCTGATGCAACCAACAGTATAGTAGATGGAGTCAATTCTAATGATGATAATTCTATAACAGGTATTATTGAAGGTCAAGGTTCATCTATTAGTTCATCTACTTCAACATCAATTGTTTCACGAGGTTCTGGTTATCCTGTAACTGGAGCTCCTATTGCAGATGTTCCTCTCAAATCTTTGACAGGAAGTGGTACTGGAGCAGTTGCTTCTATAACAGTTGCTACGATTAATGGTGTTGCTGGAGCAATAAATGCAATTACTCTCTCTACTCTTGGAACTGGGTATCAAGTTGGAGATGTATTGACTATTGATAACGCTAATGATTCTGATATTACAAGTGGTGCTGGATTTAAGTGTACGGTATCAGCTATCAACACTCAATTTGATACATTATTCCTAACTAATGTTCAAGGTTCACAATTTACTACTAATAGAAAACTTGTAAAATATACAAATGGTAATACAACACCGAAGAGTTTGATAACAAATTCTCAAGTTTTATCTTCAACAGTGAATGGTGAAGTATTTACTGGTGATGTATTTGAGGTTTCTCAATTTAATCACGCACATCATGGTGCTAATAATAAGGTATTGGTTAAAAATGTGAAACCAGACACCTTAAAAGTTCAAACAACATCGACAATAGCATCTGATGCGACAGAGGTTGAAATTGTTGATTCAACTCCATTTACTTCATTCAATGGCATAACCACAACAACTGGTTCAGCATTAATAGGTAGCGAACTTGTAACATATTCAATTCCCGCTGGAGTATCAGGTAAATTAAACATAGTTAGAGGTCAGTTTAATACTACACCAACATCTCATGATGCAGGTACTGATATTCAAACATATGAATCTGGAGGTATCTCTCTTACAGGTATCAATACTTCGTTTGATATTACAACATTTGATGACGGAATAGACAAATACTACTTAAAAGTTGATGTTTTAGGTTTAGATGCAAACAGAACAGGTGACAAACTAATTTGTTTCACTGATGAAAAAGCATTTGGTGGAAAGAATGTTCAAATATCACAGAATCATCAGTTTAGTACAATCAATCCTCAATTTAATGTAATTACACCTGGTAAATCTACAAATGTAAATTCTAGTTTGAGAACAGTCAGTGGCACAAGTTCTGGAGGCAGTGAAGTATCGTTTATAGATCAAGGATTTGAACCAGTAACGTTAAATCGAACTGCATTCTTACCAACTCCTAGATTAGTCTCATCTGTAATAAATGAAACAGAGAGATTGACTACTTTACCAAAAAATAAATCGTTGACATTAAATGTGAATATGTCATCGTCCGATTCTAATCTATCACCAGTTTTGGATGTTAAAAATGCAACCTTTATCTTAGGTAGAAATAAAATTAATGATCCAGTTGGTGTTGAAAATTATGCAAATGACGAAAAAACCAAAGCGTTGAGAGGTGATCCACACGGTTCAGTATTCATATCTGAACTTGTAACATTAAAAAATCCTGCTACATCTCTTAAGGTATTAGTTGCAGCAAGTAGACAACCAGAGGCAGACTTTAGAGTTTACTATCGTTTATTCAGTTTTGATTCAAGTGGAATATCTCAAACTTATAGACCATTTCCAGGTTACAAAAATATGACTGATACCACTGGTGATGGATTTGGAGATCAAATCATTGATAGTTCTATGAATGATGGTAGACCAGATGCTTTTGTTCCTGCAGATAATATAGGTGAATTTACTGAGTATCAATTCTCAGTAGATGATTTAGAAGAATTTAATGGATTTAAAATTAAAATTGTAATGTCATCTACTAATGAATCTGTTCCAATAAAATTAAAAGACTTTAGAACAATCGCATTAGCATAATGAAAACTTTTCAAATTTTTATGGAACAGTTAGTTCCCCGAAAAACAAAATATTTGAGAGATATAAAGGGGAAAAAAGTTATGGGTGCTCCTTTGGATTTACGCTCTGTTGATCAAAAGGAGTTTAATGTGAAATATCAAGCAGATGGATTGATTGGAAAGAAAAAAACTGATACAGGATTAGCATGATACCAGTTGAAGGACATAAAAACTTATTTCGTGATGAAAGAACAGGTGCTATTATAAACTGTGATAATAACGCATATAAAAATTATCTTGAAGATAAAAAGAGAAATAGTATTAAGAAAGCAGAATTTGATGCTATGAAAGATGAGATTAAGGAGCTTAAATCTTTGTTAAAGGAACTTGCTTCAAAGATAACGTCATAGTAAATATAAATACTTTTTAGATCTGAATACTTATTTTTTTAGATGGCAGATATAAAAGTCAGAGTAGGACAACAAGGTGCCACAAAAGTGATCTCATCACTGGCGGGTGCTCAAACCCTATCTTTAGCAGAATTGAGTGATGTGAACATACCAGGCTCCTTACAGAATGGTATGGTACTTGTTTTTAATGGTGCTACAAATAAATTTGATGCGACTTTAGAATTAACGCCAGGTGCAGCACAGAATTTAGACATCAACGGAGGAAATTTCTGAAATGGCTAGTATAATTAGAA